GAAAAGAGAGCCATGAGCAGAGCCGTTTTAAAACTTACAGGATTCTACGAACTCGGAGTTTTCGGCGAAGACGAATCAGACAATTTTAAAAAACCAATAACTATAAAAACTAAATAAACTATGGGAGCAATTATTAACGCAAGTATTGACATTAAAGCATTACCTAATCATAAGTTTCAAACGGAAAAAAACGGCAAAATCTATTATGATTTTACTATTATAATAAATGACGAAACTCGATTTAAAAATAACGTCTGGATTACAGACAATCAAACACAAGAAGAGAGGGAGGCTAAAGTTAAAAGAACAACTCTAGGTAACGGATCTGTGGTGTGGATTGATAATGGTAAGGGTCAAAAAGTAGAGAAAGAAGGTATTATTCAATTAGCAGTAAAAGACGAAGCCCCTCAGACGGTTAGCTCTGGTACTGTAAAATTGCAAGATGACGGAATGCCGTTTTAAAATACCTACTTTTTATTAATCAAAAGGGGTATGGACTTATTATTCATACCCTTTTTTTATATCTACTAATTATAATGACCGAACGAGAAACAGAACACGAGTTATTAATGCAGGTAATTGAAGAAGATTGCCGAGTTGATACTAAAGTCAAAATAGAATACCCGCCAGTAGCTTTGTCCTACGGCAAAAAAATTATAAAACATAAAGACGGAGACATAGAGTTTCCGATACCGCTCGGAACTTACGGCAACTTATCGGTTGTAACCGCTCCTCCTAAGACTAAGAAAACCTTTTTTATATCCTTACTAGCCTCTGTTTATTTAAGCGGATCTAATACATACGGGGGCGATATTAAAGGGCATAGAGGAGATGGTCATCTAATTCATTTTGATACTGAGCAGGGATTGTGGCATTGTCAAAAGGTCTTTAAAAGACTNAACGAAATGGACTACAACTTAGATAATAAAAAATATCATACCTTTGGGTTAAGGGCGATTGGCTATAAGCGACGCATTCAATTTATCGAATACTTCCTATCTAAGAATATAGATAAGCCATCACTCGTTATAATAGACGGTATTGCCGATCTAGTTAGCGACGTCAACAATTTAGAGGAGTCGAACGCAGTCGTTCAGAAATTAATGGAGTGGTCAGCAATTTATAATTGCCACATCATTAATGTAATACATCAAAACTTCGGATCTACTAAATTAGGCACAGGTCATCTAGGGAGTTTCCTGGAAAAAAAGGCAGAGACCGTTATCCAATTAGAAGCAAATACCGTAAACAAAGACTGGGTTACAGTTTTATGTGGACGTAGTAGGGGCTACGCTTTTGAAACTTTTAGCTTTCAGGTTAACAATGTCGGTCTACCCGTTATCGTAGGCGATTTATATGACCCCTTAAAAAAATATGACTAACGAGATATTAATTTTAATAGCAAAAAAACACGACACATGGGTTGAGATCGTACAAACTTTTGGTTGCACAAAAAGAATAGCTGAGGATATTACGCAGGAAATGTACATCAAAATTCATTTAGGATTAGAAAAGGGAATGCTAGACCTTATGTATAAAGACGAAATAAATTACTATTACATCTTTAAAACACTTAAGACTCTGTTTCTTGATCTTAAAAGAAAGTCTAAAAATATCGAAATACTAGATTTAGACGAACACATCGCAAATTTCGGAGACACATACTATGCTTATAACGATGTTGATTATACCGAAACATATAAAAAGGTTACAGACGAGCTTAAAAAAATGCATTGGTACGACAGGCGAGTGTTTGAAATAATAAACGGGGGCGAAAAAATAGCAGAGTTTTCTAGACAATCAAAGATTACATACTACGCCCTTTATTTTACTCACAAAAAAGTTAAGGACAAATTAAAAAAACTCCTATGATTAATATAAAAGTTACACAAAAAGATATAGATTTTGCAAAAAATCAAATAGCAGAGTTTGTTAAAATAGAACAAGGTAAATGGAGGTATTCAAATGTAGAAACCTGGAGGGGTGTGGTCTGTGAAATGCTAACAAGTAAATGGCTAGAACAGAATTACAAGGTCGACAAACCTGCCAAGGGATTAGACACTTCAGGAGTATATGACGATTGCGACATGGTTATAAACTCTAAAAAGGTCGAGATAAAAGCTGCCACTAAAAACTATTTTAAGTATATCATGCCGAAAGTCTGGAACGCAGAACATTATCCAAAGGACGTTTATGTTGGCGTTAAGTACAACGAAACAGTAGAGCCTAATCAAGTTCTTATAGTTGGCTTTATAAAACAGAAAGACATTAAGAAATACCCTATTAAAAAAAATAAGGGTGGTGCATATTACGAGATCCCGTTAAACGATTTAAAAAAATTCAAATGAAACTAGGAGACATTATTTATTACATAACAAAATACACAGGCATTAAACATATAGTAGAAACCTATCACGCATTTAAAGGCACAAAATGTAACTGCGACAAGCGTAGAAAAAAGCTAAACAATTTAAAGATTAAAAGATGGTAAAATTTAAAAACACAGATTATGAAGATTGGTCAATATTTCGACAAGGAACAAAGGACGTTATCAGCTCAACCGAATTTGACNTGGTATGCGACTTACACGCANGATATTACAAGCATTCGTTTTACAAGCCCTGCACTTGTAACCCCAAAGTAATTAATAAATGGATAGCGGATTTAAATGTAGTATGGAACAACGGCAAATAGTTATTGAATTTTTTGTATCGTAACCTTTTTTATGTTATATTAGCAGTATAATTGCAATAAAGCATTTATAAAAACAAACAGAACAAATGAAAAATTATTTATTAAAATTTAAAAAAAGTTTAAAAGAAAGAAAATCAGCTTTAGAATTTCAAATGAAACATCAGCGAGGTATTATTAGATGTAATTATGTTGTTCAAGTTGGTAATTCAACAGTTGGAACAAATGATGAAAGCAAAGTTATTTTAAATTCAACAGTTGGGGCAAACTTGCCATCACAATTTGATAAACAACAAGTCAACGAAATTAGAACTAAATGTAAATGGAATAATTTTAATGGTAAAATGATACCAATTAAAACATTTTTTTACAAAGATTGGTATAAAAAAGAGTTAGAACAAGTAAACAATTTATTAGCACCTTTTAAATAATAATAATGGGAGTGTAAAAGCTCCCTTTTTAAAAACAGAACAAATGAAAGACATTAAGCAAGTTACTATTAGCAACGAAGAGTACAGAGGTTTATTAGGTATAGCTTTTACAGCTAGAACTTTAATTGATTACTCAAAAGAAGGCGACATATTTCAATTTATGGTTGACGCTTCTGTAAAAAGTTTAGAGGAAAAATTAAACGACGAAGGCATATCTCACATAACAGGGATAAAAAGTTTTAAATAATGACGGCAAAAGAATTAATGCACATCAAAAATTCTATAGCTGAAATGAGCTTAGAAGATCCTCAGATAACTGACATTATAATTAGCTATCAAATTAAAGAGGCAGACGAACCTAAAAAAAACTTTGGATATATTAATATAACAATAAACAGATGACATCAACAGAACGATTACAACAAAGGATTACAGAGCTAGAAGGCGATTTGCTAGAAGCAAGAGAATATAAGTTTGGCAAAACCACCTACATTCATGAAACTCAGGAGTTATACTGTGCCGACGGAGAGATGCACATTCACTATGAAAATGATAAATTACTAATATATAACACAGATCAGCTATATAAAGATTTACCGTTTATTATTAATCAAGTAATAAAGGAAAATGCTAAAATGCAAAAGCATTATTTAGGTCAAATAAAAAAAGAGCTAATGGATTTAATAATAGAAAACGAACCAGAGGACAAGTATATGGATGTTGAAGACCAGGTCGTAAACAATCCAAAAGACATATAATGGAAACAGAAATATTTAAACGATTTACAGTTCAGGAAAGAATAGCGTTAATAAAAAAATCAATAGACGTTTTAACTCTTCATGGATATACTGTTATTGACCTAGACGGAAAACTCATTAAAAAACAAATACAAGAATGATACTATTAATAGACGCCGACAGTCTAGTATATTCTAGTTGTTGTAAAAAAAGAGAAACCCCAGAAGACGATTACCATCAAACAGACATATCCGAGGCTCGTAACAAATTCGATGAGCAGTTTATGAGTATAGTCAACTCCTTAGAGGAGATGTACACAATCGAAAAGGTTATAACATTTAACGGCTCTAGGGGTAATTTCAGGAAGTTTATAGGTAATAAATATAAAAAAAACAGAACACAAGAAAAGCCGCCTTTACTGTTTGAAATGCACCAATACGTTAAAACTCAATACGACAGCATCGTTGGGTACGGGGTGGAGACTGACGACATGGTGGCTAGGTATTGGAAAAAACTAAGTTCAGAGATTGGCAGATCAAACGTCATGATTGTTTCCATAGATAAAGACTACCGACAGTTCCCTTGTTTACTGTTTAACTACCATTATAAACATAATGAAATTTATGACATATCAGAAGACCAGGCGACGTATAATTTCTACGAACAAATGATAGCAGGAGACCAATCAGACGGGGTCAATTATTTTAAGGGAAAAGGCAAAAGATTTGCAGAGAAATACTACGCAGAATGCGAGACTGAGTATCAATACAGAAAACAGTTATATAAGCTATTTAAAGACAAGTATAAAAGCAAAGCAAAAGAGAAGTACTCCGAATGCTATAACCTTCTAAAATTAAGGACAGAATGAAAATTTTAAATTTATATGCTTGTCTTGGGGGTAATAGGTACAAGTGGGACGAAGTAACAGACGTCAAGGTTACTGCGGTTGAATGGGATGAGGAGTTGGCTAGATTATACCAGGAACGATTCCCTAACGATAAAGTAATTGTAGCTGATGCACATCAGTACTTATTAGACCATTATAAAGAGTTTGATTTTATTTGGAGTTCTCCTCCTTGTCCTACGCATAGCAGATTAAATTTTTCGTTTAAAGGAAAAAGACAAACAAAAGAGGGTGGTTATAAATTAAAATATCCTGATATGTCTTTATATCAACAAATAATATTTTTAGATAATTTCTTTGATGGTAAATATGTAATTGAAAATGTTATTCCATATTATGATCCATTAATACCTGCGAAAAAACGAGGCAGACATTTATACTGGACTAACTTTAATTTACCTAATAACTTAAGTGGTGTAAAAAACCCAGATTTTACAAGACTAAATAAAGATCACACTAAAGTAATGAGTGCTTATCATGATTACGATTTTAATAAATATAAAGGCAAACAACCTAAAAAAAAAATAGCAAATAATTTAGTGTATTATGAAGATGGAAAAATAATATTAGATACTGTTATGGGAATAAGAAAAAAAGAAAACATCAATCAAACTGAATTATTTTAATGAAACAATTTAAACCATTAAAAGGACAAAAACATAACAAGTCCACGACCAAAACCCAACGAGAAAGAAAAAAGCTACAACAAGAAACAAGGCTTGAAGAGCAGAGAAAACCCAGGGTTAAAAGAAACGGCGTTTTAATAATACCAAAACCATGAAAAACACAAATCCAATTAATATAGCAAATAAGATAACTGAGCTGTCAGGCATTGATGTATTTACGGACAGTCGAGAGCGTAAAGTTGTCGAGGTCAGATCCCTGCTTACTTACTTGTTAAGAGACAAGCTAAAAATGAGGTGGAAAAATATAGTTCTTTTCTATGATCGTAACGGCAAAAAAATAAACATGGCTAATGTAATGCACAGCTATAAAAAATATGACGATTATAAAAATCATAATTCTACTTTAAACGACTTACAGAAATCTTTTGTCTTTGAGCCACATTCAGACCATGACGAAATTGACAAGATTAGTTATTTAGAAAAGAAATGCAAAAGACTAGAAAAAAAACTACAAGAACAAAATAACAAATAAAACCATGATTGAAAAGGTTGCTATAAATAAGGTGTTTCCAAACCCTAATAATCCGAGAATAATAAAAGACCATAAGTTTAAAAAATTAGTAAACAGTATAGAGGAGTTTCCTGAAATGTTAAAGCTGAGACCAATAGTGGTTAATAAGCAAATGGAAATACTAGGTGGCAACATGAGGTACAAAGCATGTAAAAGGGTTGGTCTTAAAGAGGTGTACATTATTAAAGCCGATAACTTAACAGACAAACAAATAGAGGAGTTCATAGTTAAAGATAATGTAGGATTTGGCGAATGGGACTGGGATATATTAGCGAATGATTGGGATGTAAAAGAATTAGAAAACTGGGGGTTAGAGGGATTCCCTTTTGAGGAGGATGTCCTAGAGGCAGAAGAAGACGATTATTCAGAACCAGACAATATGCAAGTAGATGTTGTTCTAGGAGACCTAATAGAGATCGGAGAGCATCGTTTACTGTGTGGAGACAGTACGGATGCTGACCAGGTTTCAAAGCTAATGAATGGAGAAAAAGCTGACGTTGGTCATAACGATCCGCCATACGGAATGAAAAAAGAAAATGTGGGTGTATTAAATGATAATTTAAATTATTCTGATTTATTAGATTTTAATAAAAAATGGATTCCCTTACAGTTTTCACATCTTAAAGAAAATGGAAGTTTTTATTGTTGGGGCATTGATGAACCGTTAATGGATGTTTACTTTGACATAATAAAACCATTTATAGCAAATAAAAAAGCAACATTTAGAAATTTAATAACTTGGGATAAAGGATCTGGTCAAGGTCAAAACTCTGATTTAACAAGAAGCTATGCCACGGCAGATGAGAAATGTTTATTTATAGCTATGGGGTTAATGGGAGAACAAATAAATGGAGAGGATTATAAAGGAGAATATGATAGTGTTTTAAATTATTTACTAGATCAAGAAAAAAAGAGCGGTTTAAATAAAAGCGAAATGAAAGAGGTGTTGGGAAAAAACATGTACTCTCACTATATGACAACTTCACAGTTTACTTTAATTTCTAAAGATAAATATGAAACTCTGCAACAAAAAACAGGATTATTTAAAAAACCTCATAAAGAAATAAAAAAATTATTTCAAGCAGCTAAGAACAAAATAAGATCAGAACAATTTTATTTTAATAATATACACGACAACATGAATAACGTCTGGCATTTTAATCGTCATAATAAAGATGGGTCTGAAGGAAAACACGCAACGCCCAAACCGATTGAATTATGTCAAAGAGTTATAAAATCTAGTTGTCCTGATAATGGATTGGTTTTAGATGTGTTCTTAGGATCTGGCTCTACAATGGTAGCTGCTCATCAAATTAAAAGAAAATGTTACGGCTTGGAACTTGACCCTAGGTATTGCCAAGTCATAATAAACAGAATGATTAAATTAGATAAAACTTTAAACATAAAAATAAATGGAAAAGGATATACGCCGAATGTCA